TTTTGTACTGCTGACTTTGTTACGTCTTGCATGTAATCAATCTTTTCAATTTTTAATTTACTTGTATTATTATCTGATAATGCCCACATATATAACTCAACATTATCTGCAAATCTCTTAATTGCATATTGTGAAGGTCTACCTGTCTGTCCTTTATTAGGAAGAATTAAGTATTGTTCATAAGATATACGAGTTAAATTTAAATCTGTATTGTCTCTATTAATTACAACTTGCATAACGTCACTAATGTTATTACCTAAATTAATAGCAGTTGTACTTGCAGCAATACTTACAATTGTAGTATTAGTAGTCCAAAGACATACACCTCTATTTTGCCAATCATTTAAAATTAAATTAATAGAACGTCTGGCACTTCTAGGTTCTTCACCTAAAGTAATCTCACCACCAATCATCTCAGTAGCTTCCTGTATAACATCACCTATCTCTAAGTTAAAGTTATAAGTACCTGACGTTGAATTTGTTGTCATTTATTTAACCTTTTCTTGCAGCACCATAGCCACGATAACTTCTTGACTTACCTACTGTACCACCATCTTTTAATTTTTTAGGAGGTGCATATTCTTTTCCATGAATCATTTTATATAATTCTTTATTACGATTATTACTTTCTCTAATAATATTATCTGCTTTCATTTTCATTTTAGTAACAAACTGGTCTACTTTAGTAGTACGTTTTCCTCTTTGACTATTATCAACACTTGAAGGTCCAGATGTTTTTACTTCACCAGGTCTATTTTTAATAGCTTGTTTTGTTTTAAATTTTTCTCGTTTACTTGAATCAACTTCTGAAATCAAAGATTTTCCTTGAGTATTTAATGATTTATCTTTTCCTGGAATAGAAATTGCTCTTGTTCTTTTTTTTCTTTCTTCTTGTATTTTTGATTTATTTTTATTTGAAGTATCTACTGCTCCAGGTCTATTTTTAATAGCTTGTTTTGTTTTAAATTTTTCTCTTTTACTTGAATCAACTTCTGCAATTTTAGATTTTCCTGAAGTATCTAATGATTTATTTCTTCCTGGAAGAGAAATTTCTTTTTTTCTTTCTTTTCTTTCTTCTTGTATTTTTGATTTATTTTTATTTGAAGTATCTACTGCTCCAGTATTTTTTAATAAACTTTTTCTTTGCTGTCTTTTTTCTTCAATTTTATTAGACTTGCCTTTAGTTTTTTGTTCTCCTATATTATCAACTTTTTTTCTTCTTATATTTTGTCTATTATTAGGTTTATTACCTTGGGATATTTTTTTATAGTTAATCATTTTATTTACTCCTTTTTCCCTGTTTAAATTTTTTTACACGTTTACGACCAGGTTTCATTATTTGTTGTGGTATTGAACTTCTACTAATAACCATTAGTTACTCCTGTCTATAATTGTATCATCTCCTCCTGCTGGACTTGATGGAGCAGTCATATCATCTCTTCTAAATCTTCTGGCTCTATTTCTTAAAATATTAATAGAAGATTGATACCTTTGTTCAAAGAGAGGAACTATCTCAAAGTTTTTCATAAAAATATAACTCTCAACTAAACATGCATTAAACAAACCATCATAACAAAAGTTTGTAAAATAATTAGAAGGTGCAGTAGAACTTAAAGTAGTAGGTCTACTAACATGCACTATCTCACCATTACTTGTTGATGCAGGTGTAGGTGCAATCATTATATTAGTATTATCTTTATGAGCATAATACTTTGGATTTCCTGTTGAAGCTGATACTGTCCAATAATCTCTTAAGTATTCATCAGTCTTCACTAATATATTTGTTCTTTCACCATCTGTAATAACATTAAAATTCTTTACAATTCTTGTACCTGTTGGTAAGGTAACGATATTGTTTCCTGCAGAAACTGCTACTGATGTATATGATACTAAACCATAATCATCTAAGTCATCAACCATTCTTTCTTCAGCACGATTAACAATATTAGGTAAATGGTTTATAAACTCACTTGCATCATTCTCAGTTGTGTTTAAAATTTCTGTAATTAAAGTTGTATAATCTGCCATCTAACATTTCCATCTACGTCTAGCTGCACAAATTCTTTTCTTTGGAGTTTTCTTGCAACTAATGTTATGCATCTTGGCTTGTCCTGCTGAACGTGCACAAAATGATTTTCTTCTCTTTGCTCTTTTCCCTGTAGGTTTTGATTCTGTAACTGCAGTCTTTAACTTAGAACCTGGATTAGCTTTACGATAAGCAGCTACTCCTTTCTTAGTCATACCTGCACCTTTGTTAGTAGGTAAAAAATTACCTGACTTAACACTCGTTTTAATTCCCATGCCTTTAGATTTTTTTCTCTTTCTAGGCATTTATTTATCCAAAATAAATTGTAGCAAAGACACTTGGAGTTGCACTTACAACAACACCTGTATCACATCTAACACCTTCATCTGCTAGATAAGTATCTAATGAACCACCTGCTGCTATGTTTATTTTAATCCTTGAATCAGTAACTCCTGTTGACAAACCATTTTTTATTTCAAATGTACCTAGTGTATCTTTTGAATTTAAAACATTAAAACCTCTAATTCTTGTAGGAAAAGCAGCTCCAACTGCTGTTGAATCACCTGCTGAAGTTGTGATATGTCTTATTGTAGTTAAATTGGTCATTTATAATTCCTATATAAATATAAAGGGTCTCATAAGAGACCCTATTATATATGTTATTTATTTATTAACTAGCTGCTTGAGAGCCATAAAACCCTCTCCAGTCAGATACACCAAAAGAATATCTTTCTCTTGATTTAAATCTAACATTGCCAGTATCAAAGTCAGGCTCCATCTTAGTTTGTAATGGAACTCTAACAAACATCTTAGTACCATTAGGAACATCAGTTTTAATGAAATAGTCATTTACACTTGTAAATCTTCTATTTACAAAATAACCATCTGGAACTACTCCCATGTTTCTAACTGCATTGATGTCGTTGTTAGCTGTTGCAGTTCTGCCTGGTGATGCTAATATTCTATCAGCAGTAAATTTCAGGTCAGTAGGTATGTGCAATGACATAGCTTGTGCACCAATTAAAATATTTCTATCATCTTTGGTTTTGTCAATTGCAATCAAAGCAGCTTCTAATGCAGCTTCTGATAAATCAGCAGCAGCTAATAAGTTACTTTGTGTTCCACCCTCTACAACTGGGTGTGAGTTTGCAAAAAATGCTTGTCCATCACCAATAGCTGTATCACCTGCAGTAAAACCATTAACAAAAATGTTAGCAGCTTTTACTTGCTTAGTGTTTGCCATTGCTCTTGCTAGTGCTCTTGCACGAACTTTTGCGAAAGTATCATAAAGATTATCTTCCATAGCTTCTTCAGTTACTGAGAAAGCTAATGCAACTGTTTCGTGGTTGTATCTAGCAGTAAAAGATTCTTGTGCTGTATCAAATGAAACAGCAGCACCTTCAGCTTTGACTGGTGCACTTGCGAATCCTGTGAACAATACTTCTTCTTCAAAACTTCTATCTGAATTTTCAACTTCAAATAAAGGTTTATGTTCTTCATTAACATCTCCATATTCAAGTCCAAACACAGCATTTAGACCTGGGAGAAGTTCTTTAGCAATACTTGCTCTATTAATAGCCATAATTTATTTCTCCTATATTATGCTGTTGCAAATCGTTTGGTCCAGTGTTGAACAATTTCAACTTCAACTTTAGGAAATGCACCATCTGCACCTGATAATGAATTACCTGGTTCGTTAATAACATTAAGAGGTCTTAATGCTTTACTTGTTGTTGCTCTTCCTGCAGCCTTAATACCAAAGCCTGAGATACCAGTTATAGTATTTCCTGCTCCTAATGTTACTGGAAAGTTTTGCGAGTTAATATCACCAATTGTTACTGATGCATCTGCCTGTACCATAAAAGTAGCTGCAGGGTCATCAACAACAAATGCTTTAGGATTTCCTACTGCACTTGACGTATTGGCAGCATAAAAAGAACTAAAGGTTGGTTGTTTAGTTGTTGGGTCAATGTAGGAACAACCTTGAAAAACACCTATGATATAATCAGTAGTTGTTGCAATTGGTTGAATAAAACCATTATTCATAGTTACCACATCACCTTTAAATATATTAACAGTTAAAGTATTTGCAATATTATACTCAGATGAACCTGTAGTATTATATCCTGAACCTAACTGTCTTAAAGGCTGTAACCCAAAGAGTCCTTTTGTTGTAGACATATATATTCTCCTTGTTATACATTTATATTAATTATCTTTGGAAGCGAGGCTCCCTTCCTCTTGTTGTAGAGGATTTGCTAGAATTAGTTATAGGCATCTTGGAATCAGAAGCTGCTTGAAGATTTTTCTCTACAGCCTGTTCCTGTGCTTTATGCTTATTCCTATAATATTCAGTCATAGCTTCAACTTTACCTTTTGGCATTTTTGCCAATGCTACGTCACCATTAGAAACTACACCTTTATAACGACCATCTTCTTTTGTAAAAGAAGAGTTAGATAATTCAGGTACTTCTTCAGGGGAAACGAAAGTCCACCCTACTCTTTGTTGTTTACCAACATTTTTATAATCGTCTTCTCCATCTAAAGATATTCTAATCCATCTTAATGCCATACCTTGACTATGAAATCTTTCAACTACATTTTCAGGTATGTCTAATGCACTTTGTTCTTCAAATGAATACGTTTCATTTTTTGAAGTTGCTTCTCTAGTTTCTTCAGTACGTGTTGCTTTTAATTTAGTTAATGCCATGTTATGAACTCCTTCGCATTGTTGATATTGTGGTATATTCTTCGTTGGTTTGTTCAACCTTTGCCTTTTCTTTGGCATACCTATCAAGTGGTATATTCCATTTATTAGCTAACCTAACATCTTCTTGGGTTAACTTAATTTTTTTAGAAGCAGGAGTGCGAGATGTTCCTGCAACCACTTGAGAAGGACTTGACGTAGCCTTCTGACGAACTTGTGACTCATCATTAAACTTTGTTGGAAATGTAGTTCTTATTCTTGAATCTACTTCTTTATAAAAGTCATCATCTGATGGGTCAAAACCTTCTTCTTTTAACTGAGTATCTACAGCTAAGGCTGCTGCAGTCATTACTCTGTCTTTCCCAAACCATTCGTTAGCCTCTGCCCACTCAACTGCCTTAGGGTCATATTGTTGTTGAGGTTGTTGA